GAATATGTTGTATACGGTATTACCATTTGCAGATGCAAAAGGAATTGCAGAACCAATACTAGAAATCAAAAAGCGTAGGTTGCCAATTGAGCCCCCAATCTGTTACTTTCCTATGACTGCCCATTACAAATCGGGTCAGCGGGTTACCCTCTTCCTAGGAGCCGATCACCACGGCTCGGAGTAACCTCTCTATGTTTCCATAGAGTTCAGACTATCGCATCCTCTTTCGAGGTTTTCGGGTTTAGTCGTTCAGGCTGAATGAAACGTTCTCTCCAGTATTTCAAAAGATCATCGCGATTTAATTTATTATTAAAATACAAATCAGTATCAACAAATCTATAAATTCTGTCATGACATTCACCACAGAAAATATATTCATCAAAATTACTAACGCGTAAAATAATAAAATAATCACAATCTAATGCCATACATTTGATACGTTTCTTCATTCTTGCCCCTTATTGCCGGTTAGCGTATAGCCACTACGGTTTCCAAGTCAATTACCGAAAATTTATAGTGAGCTAAGGTTAACTCACTTCGTAAAGCATTCATAGGTGATGGATAGTTATTCTTATGAATAAATCCAGCAACTGCATCTAAGTTACCAGTAAGTTGAGTACTGCAAAGAGCAAAGTACGCATCACGTACAGGAGCTGTACCGAAACGGTCTTCGCCCTGAATGTTATCTAATACAGTATACGCATTGTTATCAAGCAATGTTCGCACTACAGTATCAACATCAGGTCGTGTTATTTCAGTAGGATTGTCCATTTTCTATTACTTTATTGACTTATATCGAATAATATGCCATTATTTTATCATGATTAAAAAAATTAAAAAATTTAACTATGCATACATAGCTGGATATATCGACGGAGACGGATGTTTTGACATTGGAAAACAGTATGTTAAAAATCGTCTTAGTCCACGATATCCTGCTGGTATAATAGTATCTTCTACTAATGATAAAATAATAAATTGGTTTAATAATACATTTGGAGGATCGGTTCGCTCTTATAAAAAGAGAACTTCTAATCAAAAGCCTATGTATTACTTTATTTTGAGAAAAAATAAAAGTATGTATTTGATTCCAAAAATTCTTCCTTTTTTGGTTGAAAAACGAGAAGAAGCATGTTTGTTTTTGGAATTTTGTAAACAAACAAACCCTATGAATAAAGAACATCTTATTAATAAGCTTAAAATAACCAAAAGTGTGGGCAATCTTGTTACAAAGTATCATAAAGAAGAGTTTGAGCGACTTAAAAGTACAATCAATCCTACGATATATGATTTTGCATATTTGGCTGGATTTATAGATGCAGAATGTTCGTTGAATATTCAAAAATATAAGCCAAAAAACAAACCAAATTATGTTTATAAGATTCTGTTGCAATGCAACAATACTAAAGCACCCGCCTTTAAATGGCTTATTGAAAGATTTGGAGGACAAATACATTTTATTGATCGCAGAAACCATGGAAAAGCAAGAAAGAATCAATTGACCTGGCGTTTGTCGGGAAAAGCTCTTTCTCATATTCTGCCAAATATTTATCAATTTCTCAGATATAAAAAACCAGTTTGTAAGCAATTGATTAAATTTTATGAAACAACTCTTAAGAATGGTGGTGCGCGACATACGGATCAATTTAGATCTGAATATGACCGCACTATAAAAATCAGAGAAGAGATTGTAACTAAAGTTCATCAATTAAACTCCAAGGGCATAAAATCAATATAAGCGGGTGATCATTTCTGTCACCTCTTTATGTTTCCATAAAGATTCGACTATCACATCCTCTTTCGAGGTCTTTCTGTTTAGTCTGTCACGCTGCACAGCAAATACTTGCTTGCGCCTTGTTGTCTCCAGCATTACCTGGTAAGAGTTCCAAGTCCATTAAGAAAGATTTTACAACGGCAACAATTCTACCGTTGACACCAGCGGTGCAATTAATAAATGCGGCAGTTGCAGCGAGCATGTCTCTTGTGAGAGTATCCTCTGTCTGTCTCAAACTTACACCCAAACGTTCCGCTGCCTGATTAAGCACTGGATCTTGGTTTTGGAGCGTAACTTGCTCATTTAATATTATATATTGACCATAAAACGAAACGGTTGCATCGATATCGATAGCAGTTAGGTTCACTGAAGGAGGCGTCACGCCAGTATTTCCCAAAGGAACTAGTGCTGTTGGTAGGGGATTATATCTACGCATTCTCAGCGTAACACCACCATTCCTAGGCATGACCTTAAGTTCAGCTGGTATCTTATGGATCATGTTTGGAACAGGAACCGATAAGAGTTTGTAGCTAAAACTTTGTTGGACAGGCGCCGGAAGAGTGGTTGTAGTTGTAATAGGCATGTAATAGAACCTTACATTATGCTATTTCACATAAACACACGTAAGTTGGCGAGACTTGTATCAGCCGTTTTGTGCATACTGCACGATTTGAGTGGACGATGCTCAAGTTCAGTCCTAGGGTTTTGTTGAAGCGAGCGTCACTTCGATACTGCTCAGAGAGAATATACCACTAAGAATAATGGTGTGTGAAGAGGTGATATAAAATTCCCACGGTTGCGGGATTATTTCTTTCTGCGTGACCAGTATTCTTTTTCTTCTGGTAGCTCTAGATACTCTTTTAAAAACATCCAGTAGAGTATATTAAAAATGCAAGTCCCAAGCATTATATGATCATAATTGGTCATTTTTACTCCATCTAAATATATAAAGTTTCGTTATTTGCACTATCCCGAGTACCGTTAATTGCAATGCTAATACATAATACCAATACCACATATTGTTCCTTTTTAGGCTCAGTCGCCGACATTATGCCGACAACTGAGTTAATTAATTTACTATATAGCACCTGTTGCAGTACCTACAGCAATACTTCCACCGATAGCAACCACATTTGATAAAGGCTCTATAACAAAAGGAGTAACAACACAATTTAATGTTGCCGATGTTACGGTGCCGACACCCGGACAAACAATATCACCACCAACTTGTATACCAAAAAGTACACCTTGCCAGACGCCGTGAACTATAGCCTTACCACCCCAGAATCCTATCCATGCACCACCAAGTCCATTTTGCTGGAGTTGAATTTCTGATTCATCGAAGTAGTATTTACCATCTTCGCCTTTAATAATAGATTTCTTATCATTCATATACTTTTTAGCAAGAATAGGAGTAAATTTACCTTTCTTATTAAAATCAAATGCCTTAATTTTGGTGCTTTTTTCAAAAGATATATTCGAAGTGGAAGTATGAAACTTTTTGATTTGCTTTTTATTGATCATTCCATTCATAGAATCACTATGTTTTTTATCAAAAAATTGGGGTTTACATTTGCTTACTATTGATAACTTTTTCATATCCATAGCTTGAGATGAAACAACAAACAATAAACAGGCTGATATTAATGTACGTACAAATTTCATATGGTTTCCTACTTAGATTCTTGTTTAATTTGGTAAATATCGTTATTAGTTTCTTTAATTGATGGACAAAATAGAGTATCAACTACTTTAAAATGCTTAATATTAGCTGATCCTGTTAACGATAAAATTCCATTAATAGCAGAACAGTTTATATTTTGATTAATTCTTGTAATAGGGGATATTTTAGGTTTTTTATCCATGGCACTCAATGCCCCTGGAAATAACAATAAGCCCAGAATAAATGATCGATGACCCATGCGAATACTCCTGTCCCATAAGGACCTTTTAACGTTATGGTGTAAATAATATGTTACCACGATAGGCCTATCTATTGGCATACAAACTGTGTACAACATTACCACACATTATCATGTTGTAAAGCACAAAAAAAATACTTTATTCAGACTGAATGTCGGCAACGTATAGCAATGTATGATAATTTTTGGTATACTTCGCTCAAAATGGCCTAAACTAAAAGGAGTAGCAATGAAAATAAGTGACTATATGAATATTAATGAAGCTGCAAAATTTTTAGGTATTTCTAAAAATACTTTGAGAAACTGGGAAAAAAAGAAGAAAATATCTGTACATAGAAACATAGCTAATGGGTATCGTCTTTATAAACGAGAAGAGCTCGAGAAGTTGTTGCAGGAAATAATTACATATCAATAAGATCTACCATAGGAACCATATTGGTATCAATCTTTCTATCATCGTATCGTATACCTTTATCATCTTCGCTTGGATCATAAATAACTACCTGGCAATGGTTATCTAATATAAAAGAAGTAAATATATGAAAATAGCCCAAAGAACCAATGAAATTGTTGCTGTAAAATCTTTTGGGAATTACAGTGCCAGTCATTGATAAAATTTCTTTCTTAGGGATAAATCCACACCCATTTTTAAACTTTTTTTCATGAAGCGCTGGAATATAGAGGGCATAGCCTTTTCGCACAGCAATACATCCGTATTCATCGTCTATAGAAGGTTCATATGTCTCTATAATCTTACGAAAGAGATCATCAACCTTACGGCGTAGATCCATGTTGCAGTTTGGGCTATAGCTCATCTGGCTTCTCCGGGAGCTCCATCCAATGGGTTATCTCATTTAAATCATAATAAAAACCATCACTATTAACTATATAATAAGGACCATCTGCTTCAAAAAATATATCAATTCCATCATCTGTATGCCCCAAAAATGGTCGATCTTGGGGTGGTAATTGTTCGATCGACTTAATCCATTTCACGGCGGCCCTCATATTTGTTTTTTACATCCAATGGTAATTCCGGAATATCACGCCAATAAGTCAGAACATTAAAGAACTCTTCATCAGATGGTCTATTCTGTATTTTACAACCGGTGCAGCAACTTATATTAATATACAATCCCGCTTCCGGATCTTGATAGCGCGTTGCTTCATCATTCCAATAGCACATCAAAATAATATAAACATTGTCATACTTGGTATGCAAAGCTAAGAATTCTCTATCTCTTGGCGGCAATTGCTCACTAGACTTAATCCATTTCACAAAGTTCCTTAATATTAGTCGGTATGATAACTCGTGTTTCATCAAGGTATACTACAAAGTATATGTTTCCATCCTTATCTGCTAGTTCTATCAGGAACTGTATATCGTTCTCATTAAGTTCACTTATACAGTGTTTGTAATAGTTATCTACCGTCTTCCACTCGCCAAAGAATTCCTCACTATCGAAAGCGGTAATAGGAGCAAAAAGAAGGTAGCAAGTAAGATATAGAAAATACTTCATAGATAGCATTCCTTTGATATTTTGAAGATTACCGTTCAAAATAGTATATATTTTTTCTACGTATAAAAAACCCCCAGGCGGAGATGACTGGGGGTATGAATAAGGAGAGAGCAATGAATATTATCGGTTCTTTTTAGCTTCTTGCATTTCCTTAAAAAGATTCTTCTTCAATTCCGGCGTTAATCCCTCTGCAAAGGCATTAGCGCGAGATAATGGAGATTCACCTGATTGTGGCGATACAGAAGTTAAAGGACGAGGTTTAGCAGTATTAGCCTGCACTCTATTTCGGTCGGCTGCATACTGTTCATCGGGCGCTATATTCAGCTTCTTGATCAGAGTATAGGCTGCTACTGCTTGTGTGTATACATCAGAGTTTGAATTAATTGATGCAGCTATTTCAGGGTACTCTTCCCGTAAACTAGCTATCGTATCTTTGGTCACTACTTTATCAAAATCCCCGAACTGAGCCTTAATACGAGCCTCAGCGGTCATAGCAGAATTAGTCTGCTTATAGGATTCTATTTCTTTTTTGAGATCGCGTAACTCTTGCTTAACCTTTTTAAGATGCTTCCCCTCCACAAGATCATCATCAGCAAAACCAGGGCTATCATCAGCAGATAGAGTGTTGGAGCGCTGTTGTTCTTGCATGACTCGGGCAAGTTCTCTTTCCAGGTAATCTGTGCGTTCAGCTTTTTCTCTGAGGCGCCTAATGTTTTGTTCATTTGGATTTGCTTGTGCAGGTGGCGTGGGCTGTGCCGCAACATCCACTTGTGTAGTATCATGAGATTGTTCTCCGTTCTCCGATACATTATCTATAACTTGATCTAAGGTTTGTTCTTCCATGCTTCTCCTATATATCTAAAAGGGGTGAATCTACTTGCTCTTTATTCAGTTTTTTTGAGAGGCGATAAAGTGTTCCGTCAGCAAAATCTAATATGTGTTGGAGTAGTTGCCGCTCTTCGGGTACTACCTGTAATGCATTTTCTCTATAGGTAAGACACGCTTCTCGATCCGGTATACACCAGAGATACTCAATCTGTTCACTCTCATGGTTATATTTATATACTGCCTGATCGTAATCAGGAGTCGGGCATGAATCACGCGCTATGAAATAATTACGCAGAATAGGTTGTAGTAACTTCTCGCGCTTCGTTATAACGCAAACAAAAAAGGACCGTGGTTGTATCTTTTTATAGTTTTCGACACAATCTACCAGCTCATCAATATATTTCTTCTGAAGTTCTCTTTGTAGTTCTATTGGATCTCTTGATTCGGGCTCCTTCAGGAGAGCATCGTATGCAAGAGATCCTAGTGTAGTGGTCTTTTCCATGTATCTCCGCTTACAAGGCTTATTTACCGCAGGATGAACATTTCTTTTTCATTTTACGTGCTTCGCTTAGAGCTATTGCTTCAGCCTGGTCACGCTTTTTAACAACAGGACCCTTCTTAGAACCAGAATGAAGCTTACCTTCTTTCCATTCATGCATTACTTTTTCAATTTTTTTCTTGGCTTTAGTCATCTTTTTTTTCATTTTATTTCCTTTTAAGTGGCATTTCTTTAGAGGGCATGCTCATGCATTTACCGCAGTCACATTTCATGGTGTGTATTTTTTTAGATTTAGGTTTTTTTGCTTTTTGTTTAGCCATTACTTTCCTTCACGCTTGTCATGGCGCTTTTTAAGTTGGGGAAACTTTTTGTAAACAGAGGCGCGTATACCTTCTGGATTGGGAGCATAATGAGCATAAGATAATGCCGCGCGAGCGTGCTTAAGAGTATTAATGGGAAAACTATACTTAGAGGTCCCACCCGCTTCCCCTGCAAACTCCGAAGGCTTAACCGATGTATAGCGTCCTGTATTAGATCCGCCCCTTTTTGCTCTGAGTTTTTCTTCTTTTTCTCGAGGTACTTTAACACCTTTTGCGACGGTAACTTCTCGTTTTTTTTTCATGGTCATTTTCCAAGGTAGTTTATGCTGTTTTATGGTTAAAAAACAGGGTAGGGAATGACCCCTACCTTATAAATCTGCTATCTTCAGCATCCAGCTCACGTCGTTGTCGTCGCTTCTTTGGTGTCTCTTTAACCTTCTGCATACATGGAGGAACACCGATGATCTTAAATGCTATTTTAGTGGCCTTTTTATTGGGCCGTGGCATAGCAGGCATCAGGAGTCCATATTCATCATCTTTTGATGACGTCGACCGCGAAACATGGTTTGGTACTCCTGCTGGGGTAAGTTTGCTATGGCACGCTCATCTTCATGAACCAAGTTACTGTCTAAGCGTTCATTGCGACGCCGAGGATCACCCGCCTCATAAAATATGTTACGCATATCGATATTTTGGATCATATTTCCTTGCTGCATTTCCATAGCCCGCTTACGCAAAGCCTGGGCATCCATGCGTTTATCAACAGGCGCTTCACGCATAACAGGAGAATTATCCTTGTTAAGCTTGGCAGCGTGTTGCGGGAATTTTGGCACTTTTACGCGCATAGATTCTCCTTAGAACATTTCAGGATGAGGTCTTTGCTTCTTAAACTTAGCATCGCTTTTGCGCTGTGTATCAATACCTGAAATGGTGTCATCAAGGTGATAATCAACATAATCATAAGCCTTAGGCCAACTGCGCATAACAACATGTTGTGGCATATTTGCTATAGCGTGGTGGTCTTCTCCAATCATATGAGAATTTTCACGATCCTGTTCAGATCTCATTGATTTACCAGCATACATTTCACGACCACGGTACTCTTCTGTGTTACTGTGTCTTTTGCTGTTGTGATACTTTTTCATAATACCCTCGTAGAAATGGGCTTATGCCCAGGTTAATAATAAACTACCTCTAACTACGCAGGAGTTAATCCCTGCAATACATCTAATGATCCCTCTTGTTGTTTGTTTGTAGGTGTTCTCTGCGGAACACGTTGAGCTGGATTATGCTGTACACCGCGTTCACTTTCCATCGACAAACCTTTGGCAAGAGAGATCAAATTTCCTAAGTTGGCAATATCAATGCCTTCAAGCTCTTTAAGTGCTTTAACGAAATCAAGCAATGAAGCATAGTGGTCACGTTCAGCTTGTGCTTTACGTTCGATAGCCAAAGCCTGATTCTCTTGTACTCTACTCATACGCTCAACGCCAAGCCCCTGATCTGCGGTTGCTCGTGCTTGAGCAAGTTCAGTACGGGCCTGTTGTTCTTGGAGGGCTGATTGCATCTGCATCTGTTGCATTTGTTGCTGCTGCTGTTGGTTTTTCTGCATGATTTCAATGAGTTTTTTCTTATTTTGTAGAGTAGCAGATTCAACCAACGACTCATCAGGAATGGGCACACCCAGTTCCCTAAGCTGTAAGAGCTGAGCAAACTCCATCTGTTTTTGGGTAGCAGTGTTAAGACCATCCTCAACCACACAGTCATAAATACCAAAAGCCTTGTTGTAGAATTGATCAGAGGGCTGTTCCTTAAGGATCTTTTGTATCTTGCCCGGAGTATAATTAGACTGCACTGCTTCAATAAGTATGCGGCCAAGTAGTTTTTGCGACTGATCTAGTTGATCAAAAAGCGGCTGTAAGGTAGTAAGTCCTGCACCTTGCCGTAGCATAGATAACACGCCTGCCTTATCATCCATAGCGCTGCCCAAAAGCTCTTCGTTCACACCCGATATTTGGTTAATTTCGTTAGCCAATCCCTCAGATAATTGGAACATAGAAGGAGGTATTTGGGGTGCTGGTATCTGCATCACATCAGTCATTAATGCACTATCCTTCAGCGCCAATCCACGTCCTTGATTAGAGAGAAAAACGTCCTTAGGATTAACCAAAGCGTTCTCTTTATAGATCCAGCCAGAGTTGATTTGAGATTCAAGGATATCAAGCTCAATTACTTTGCGGCGTGAGTAGAGATACTGAGCGTCACGTAGTCCACGCACCACACCCTGTATGCGCAAATAGTAGTAGGGCGACTGTGGATTGTAGTAGGTCAGCACAGGGACAAATGGATAGCGATCTATACCCAAAGTATTCGGACCGTCGTAGAGCACCTTACCCTGTACAACGATGCCTACTTTAACTGTCGGTATGGTTGTTTCTATAACGGTCACTTGTGGATAAGTTCGAAGAAATTCCTTCAAGCGATCTTCATCCTGAGAGCGCCACTCAGTAGTTTCGCCCGTTTGTGAATCTACCAGTAATTTTTGTTGCCTAAAGTCTTGGTAATGGAATTCATCATAAGCCATGAGATTTTTATATGACCAACCATAGTTTTCTGGCATGTATTGGAACTTTGCGTCTTTTGAAGGAGCGGACGCATTAACCATGATGCTCATAATCTCATCTTCTTTGTCAGGCATAAGCGATATAATCTCACGCTTGGTCATATACGAGCGCTTCCATATGCCACGGCAATCAGAGAGGTCTGCTTTGCGGAAGTAAGGATCTATAAGGAACTCATTATATTCACACTTGTTAACGCGTAAGGTACCTGAAACAGGATCTTTGCGGAAATCATTCCATACTTCTAGTAGAGTCATGCCAGTCGTTAATGAACCGTAAAATGCATCAGATATTGTTTCAAGTATGCCATCTTGGTGTGCTACATGCATAAGTACTTTAGTGAACTGATCTGCCGTCATATCATCAGCGTTCTCTATGGGAACAGCAATCATAGACTTGCGGGTACGTCGTTGATGGCCAGATATCATGTTAATAACACGCCGTATGCGATTAAAATTGAATAACCTGCGACGATTGGCGGGAACATTGGGGTAAAGCTCAGACCAAAGATTAACTTCACCTGAGATAAATCTATTGTCGATATCAGCTTCTGCCCAAAAGGACTGATTAAGCGTAATACTTTCAGAATAGAAGTCTGTCATTCGGTATAAGAGTGGACGATCTTTCTCATCCGCGTATTCGGGCATGAGTTGGGGAAATATCATATTGCTACTTCCTATGGCATATAGAGGGATGGAGCTCCATAGGAAAACATAGAACTAAAAATAATAAGAATACAAGAAGTGATGGAGAACTATTTTGGTAACCTGTAAAGGAATCGAACCTTTTCCTCTGGGCTGAAAACCCAGGGTTCTACCAATAAACTAACAGGTCATGAAAAAGACCCGGGAACAAAAATATAAAAACCCGGGCCATGAAGTGTGTCTCATTGAAGAATAGGTATGGTAGCGTGCACGCTTTAAGTCAAAAAACCCGAGTTGGATTCGAACCAACGTCCCGATCGCCCGAAATTACAACTAATAATCTCGTATACCTGGCAACCACTCTACCGCTGAGCTATCGGGTATTTTTTCCGTCTATACCATTCCCAGACTACTAAAAAAGAATGGTATTATGCAAGAAGCAAAAAAGGCCCCGTAGTATACACTAGCAGGGCCTCAACTATAAGGAAATCTAGTTACCGTTGTTGATGTACTCAGTGAGAGCGGCTACGATTATTTCTTTTTGCGTTATCCTTTGTTCAAACGCCATTCTCCTCAAGATTTCGTAGAGCTCTTGAGGTAAAAAAACACTAATTCTTATTTCATCCACTCTGATCCTCCATTATAACTAAACATGATCTTTGAGCTTTTTTTATAAACTGAGTGAGCATTATAATACTATTTCTATGTATGAAATTTTTACGGTAAGCCAACATGAGCAAAAAAAGCTTTATGAGTTTTATAGAGACATTCATATTCCAATATAAGTCTTTGATCTATTGTTTTTTATGTAATTGCTCGTAAGATCCTAGAATATTTTATGATCTTGTACCATCCATATGAACTATATGCTAAAATACTATGATTTTTTACTCATAGATAACAAGTCTCAATTAACTCAGAAGACGAACTCATGGTATAGACTGTATAAATTCAAGAACTCATGCTCATAGCTCATAATGACTAGTCAACAAATTTCGGACGCGACTCGCATCGCTCTCGTGGCTCGCTCCAAGCCCGGCAATGAGTGTGTTTTTCGCCGTATTTACGTCGCGATCATGAAGAGTTCCACAACTCACACAAACCCATTCCCTTACCTTCAGACAAGTCAATGATGCAGGACCCGAAGGTGATCTACATACCGAACATGTCACGGTGGAAATCATTGCATTATCTGTACCGGTTTTGCTTGCAAATTCTATATATTTTCTCTCATTATTCTCACTTTTATAACACATCATAAGGCGTAGCTGGTAGTTAGCAGAATCAGCAACCAAAAGGCCTAGATTACGAGCTCTTTGCTTGAGATCATCTTTATTAACTACTATCGTATCATACTGTTCTACTATTTTGCGAGACAGCTTATGATTAGCATCCTTACGGCAATTGGCTATACGCTCATGGAGTCGAGCTACTAACTTTTTATTACCTCCACGCTGTGCCTGGGCCAATCTGTTAAGGTGTTTTTGTAACTGTGCTTCGCGCTGAATAATATCGCCATTTGATAATGCCATGCGACCATCAACGCTGAGCTGTATACCGATTAATTCACAGCCCTTATGAGCAATTCTGTTTGATTGAGCATCTATAAATAAACAAAGATAAAAACCCGAAGCACGCTTCACTAAACGAGCACACTTTACCTTACCTATAGGTATTCGCTGCTTATGGTATTTTAATTTGCCCAAATAAGGCAATTCTACATAGGTGCGATTGATATGAGCTTCTTTTATTGGATCCGGAAATGAAATAGAAGTAAGTCTATTTCTTTGCCCCTTTAAGCGCGGCGCTCGAGCTAGCTTTTTAAAACAACGCTGCCATGTGGTATGTGCATCTTTGAGCATCGCTTGAATAGTGTGTGATGGCATACCTAATCGCTTATTATGACCAGCAAGAATATTAATAAACTCAAACTTATTGTAATAAATATGATCCGCAGCATCCTTCTCTATCTTCTTTATCGCCCAGTTCCATATGGACGTAAGAATAGGAAACCACTCATTGATCATAGTTTCTTGTTCGCGCTTAAGTTTAAGTTTTAACTGTACTTGTATCAAAGAGGTTGAGCCTTTATATAAGAATAGGTGAGCCTGTGTTTACAAATAGTATGAGCCTTTATCGCGATTCTATGAGTATCTAGTATGACAATAATTCATTAAGCTATGAGCCTGTATGCTGAATTAGTATATTGAGCAACTATTTACAAAGGTTATGAGCTTTTCACTCTCATTGAGCCATCGTATATCTATAAGGTAGCTATATGAGCAATGTTGGCATAAATATATCACGGCATATTGGCATGTCAATTATTATTGTCTAAAAAATCCAGTAAACTGCTGATCTCCATAAGTAGCTTCATGATATCTGCGCTCTAAATCTTCGGCTGATGTACCTTTTTGTGCGTGGCGTAATCCCATAGATAAATAACGAAAACTATCGGCAAAATGACTATATTGATCGTGCACTGGTGAGCCCTTGTACACATTGTGCTTAGTATCGAACTCCTGTCTATAGTTCTCTAATGCTCGCACAAGTGGTCTTGTTGTAGCCTCATTAAACCAACAACGTGGCAGTACACTACGAACCACTTCAATGCCATCAACGATGGGTATATTATCAACAACCGTGAAATTAACCCCTAGATCATATGCCTTAGCCCAACGGGTCATGCCTGATCCAAACTCCATTTGCTTCATATCGTGAGGAGCAAAATGCTTAGCATACGTATATGGCTGTGACTTTATAAAGTTGATGTAATGCTCCAGTCCTTCTTTGTTCTTTTCGTAGACATTTAAAATACGAACCGTCTGGCCAATAACCTGGAACATAATAATCGAGGTACTGTCCCGTACACCTATATCCCAACTTGAATATACCGGATGGCTTGGCTCCCAAGGCACATCAGTTATCTGATTATTAAGCCGCAATCTATCTATATACTTCATATAGTATGAGCCCTGTATACCCATATCAAACGATGTATAGTACTCCTGCTTGGCAAGGTCCTCTGAGATTTCTCCTAGGGCTATTTCTTTTTGTATATCAAAGAGGGAAATGTGCTTAGTGCCTTCCACCGTAAGATGCGAACAAAACCACTCAGGAGACTCTTTGGCTACTTGATACATGGTGTAGAGATGGTTATGCCCGCGTGGTGTTGATATAAACAAAGCCCAGGCATCGGCAGCTGTAAGAGCAGGCCTCAAGTATGAATAAGCCCGTGGATCTTGCAGGGCATACTCACTAAAAATAATTCCATTTGCACTTATTCCCATAAGCCTATCATATGAATCACTGCCAGCAAACTGGATTTGTGATCCGTTAATGAGCGTGATTTTCATCTCAGCTATGTTCTTTTTCTCTATAAGCTCTGCAGGTATATAATCCAAAAACTGCATACCATCAATAGTCATGCCTTCGAACACCGTTCTTCGGGCTTGTACGCCTGTTGGAAGCAAATAAAAATAATTTCCTATTTGTCTTAATGCTGCTCTGAGCATTATATTTAGGGCGCAAATGTCCTTGCCTGCTCTACGTGGCCAAATTGCCAATAATCGCTTCTTTTTATCTCTCTCTAATGCATTAATAAGAGGTATCTGAAACTCTCTTGGCTTAAATCTATCTAACTTAATACGCGCTTCTACATTCTCCGCAACATAGCCGCTTATTTAGCTTCCTTAGTATATCCCATTAAGTCGGGATGTACCTTTGATAACATTTCTAAATGAGCACATTCAACACATAGTCCTTTATTTTTCATAGATTCAAAATAACATTCTTCGTCGTCATTCATATATAGATTGCATTGCGAACATCTTTTAAATCGTGAAGGCTGTCCAGGCGTGTAGTAGTTATATCGAATATTATTATCGTTATTTTTTTTCATTTTATTTAGATTCCCTATTAAGTACCGATTCTTGAAAGATATACCAACATATACCAGGATGATCTGTGCAATCACATGGTTCAATCATCTGATATTCCAATAAAAACTTCATTGAGACCACTCCTTTTTGATGATAAGGTATAATAACAACGAAAACATCTTTCACTGCAAACGGGAAACAATAACTTTTCTGTAGATGGCATAGTTATTAATAACCCATATGACATTTCATAGCACATCAAACAATGCTTCATTTCTTCCATAATCCCGTCAATCCTACCGCTATAGCATCTGTTATATCATCTCTAAGATCTGACTCTAAACCTTTGAACATATGCCATAATACTCTTGCCACTTGTTCTTTAGGAGCCCCACCAAAAGTACATATAGCCTTCTTTACCTCAGTAGGAGAATATTCATACAGCACCAAATCGTTTTGCGACGCTAGCAGATAGAGTATTCCTCGCACATAGCACAACTTCATAAAGGACTGTATGTTCTTACCCAAAAATGGCGTCTCGATGGCCATATGGGTTACTTCGTCGCTAAGTATCTTGGCAGCAAAGAACGTATGTATCTCTTCTAAGCGGTCAGGAATGCTCGACTTAGGATTAAGTTTAAGACACCCATATTGTAATAGCTTAGGCTTCTTTGGGTCAGTTAACAATGAAAAGCCCAAGTACTGAGTTCCTGGGTCTATACCTAGTAAGATCATTATTCAATCACCAGCTGTGCTAACTGATCATCGTGTGGCACATAAATAGGCTGCTTAGTCGATCTGTTCACAGTTGCCCAATACAAGTTTAATTGTTAATGGCTGTTCACCTTCTACATGTACCCTGCAACTACCAAATATCATCTTGAGCGTTGCTATCATGCGCTTGGCAAGTTGCTGCCGCTCTTCTTCACTTAAGCTTTCTATATACTCTTCTCGTTCATTATCAAACATGTCAAAAAGATCATGGAGTTCTTGTATATGCTCATAGGTCATCTCTTCGTCACTCATCTGGAGTTGCATACTTATCCTTCTTTTTGGCTACGATCACCTCAGTAGAGCCCTCAGCCACCGTATTATAATAACTAGGAGTCTCTACCATAACCACACTTGGTCTGCCTGCAGCCGCCACTTTCTCTTTAAGACTCGCCTGCCACTCAACATGCCTACGCATCTCAGCGCTGTACAAAGGAGCGGTCCAGCGAACTAGACCTGAATCATATTTCTTGGTCAAGCCGCCATATTCTCTACGCATAGCTATTATCATTTTTGCATATTCAATAAATTCTACCCAAAAAGGATACTTTTTAAACTCTGTCTCTATAATGCGAGGCGTTATACGTTCGCGAACATAGAACTGCTGCAGAGTAAGAGCATCATCATTTTCCTCAAAATACTTATATCCTTCCTCGGTGAGGCGCCGCACTACCTTCTCCATCATAGGCATAAATGCATGCACATATTCCTCATTGATGAGCAACTTCTCCGTAATATGCTTTTTATTTTTGGATAGAGTAGTATTAGTTGGTTTTTCGCTAGAATCAAGGATGTACTGCTTCTTTGAGTAAGTTACGGTAGATTTTCCCTCAGTCGCACCGGTCGGATGAGCATCTTTCGTGGCTTGGCGTAGACCGCTGGCAAGCTGTTCTGGGCTAGGCCGTTTAACAACTTTTTTCTTCGTTTTTACCAAGTATTCTCTCCTCTACTGGTATAGAACTAATTACTTCGCCTTATAATAGCAAACCAGTGAAATAATAACGAGTGCCCCAGCAACAACAAAGATCGCCATACAACCACCGAATCCCTTACAAATAGAGAATGGCTCGCCAGAATGAAATTGTGTTAGCATAAGCAAATTTGCTAGCATCCTACAGGCCTAATCGCTGCTTTAACTTAGCTCTTCGCTCGTCGACTGACATTTCTGAACAGGGCGCTACACTCATCGTGGTGAGTGTTTTCATAAGTTGATCGACGCATTCTTGTTTGACCCGTAGTCGCTCCGCTTCTTGCTCAGGAGTTTCATGGTCCATCCATGATCTTGCTGCTTTGAGAGTATCGCTTGTTGTATCTCTTTGAGGTTTATAACTAACGTTACGGGAAGGACGCTGGGCATAGTACGACGATGAAGCATACCCCGTTTGTTGTGGGTATCTTCGCTGTTGAGCTTCGTGAAACGTATTCTCCATAGCACCATTGCTTATGAGTTTCTTCATGGTATCAAAACCTGCTGCGGCAAGAGCAGGCGAAGCACCTCCGCTTACTTCTTTGGCAGGAGCAGCATCACGCATACGCTTTCCTTCAACGTAGACACTTGGAGCAAACTTTATTTCTATACCAGTCTGCTCAGCTATCTGGTGGGAATAAGCGAAGGTAACTTCTTTGCCCTGTTCTGCACAGAGGTTATTGCAAAAGGCTACTATCCACGGATAAGGTTTATGTATCGGCACCTTAGAGCTTTTTAAAGCCGTCAGCGAAGCATCAAGCACCGCATCAGGATAGGAAGAGAGCCATATACAACCCGATGGAGTGAGCGATAAAGCCTCTCTCAAGGCCTTAACAGAGGGAGATAGGAAGTGATCTAGCAACGAAGGGTCTGCTTTCATACGTTCTCCTAGGTTTTGTTGATAGAAAAGACGGCGTGCGATGCATTCTTCTCTTGTTTTGGTATTTTCTGAAGACTTAGCTGTATAATTAATATTATTATACATATCTCTTAGTTTATCTTGTACGCCATCTGCCGACGCAGAGCAGCTATTGGTGTCATACATGGCGAGAAGTAGTGCTAGGGGGAGATACCAACAAGATGGCATAAGTGATGCTAGCTTCTTCCTGAAATTAACATCTTGGAAAATGGGATGAAGGTAATAGTTGCATGTACGTTCTTTATAGGTTCCTTTTACAAATCTACGTACTTTGCGAATAATGCCCATACCTTCAAGATCCTGAAGGATGCGATGGGCTTGGCGTAGTGACATGTCTGCCTTATCGGCAATAGTTTTCTGGGCAGCATACAAACTATCATATACATTGCCATAGCCAATCAGTGTATTAAGTACACGAATACGGCCCTTATTGTGACTATTAGAAAAGTATTCTATGGGATTTGCAAGCCATTTGGCGGCGTTTTGATTAGACAGGAACACAAGCTGAAAATATTTGTTCTTTTCTTTTTGCTTGCGTTGTCGGGATTTGTTTGGTAGATTTGTATTCATATAAACCTTCGTGATGGGTTTGTTAGGATTAATCGACGGTCCAGTCTTGGCGGAGTAGACGATCGAAATAATCAAAAACACAATAAATTTCAACTAATTGAGATGCATCCTGCATCTTTTTTTTTCTTATAGATTACCAGTTGAAGAGAAAATAGCTAGTACTAGATACTGGCTATTTTTTTTACCGATACATTTAGTCTGTCGCGGCACTACGGCCTACGCACATCTAAAACATATCCATAAACGAGAATATCCACAACTTACTTTTCTAAGCATCATCATTTTTGCAGCAATTATTAAAGTTTTGTTTAATAATTGACCATTAAGGCTTGCGCTATTAAAGAGATCTTTAATTTGCAACGGTTGTTGCAACATTCATCTCGTGACGTTTTGTCCCACCTTGAGCCCATACCATACCTTATCAAACTATGCCAAGAATATACTTGACATTCAACATATTCAAGTATATTCTGGTAGTAGATGAAAAACGCGACAGAGGTGTCGCATACAGAAGGGCGTCTATGGAAATCAAGAACAGCTGCATCAATTGCAGGGAGTCATATGTTAATAGGTCGTGCTACAGGCTTAATCCAGAAGTGTGTTCTATGGAGTGCGCGTGGACGGTGGAGGCATTTTGGTGTTTGGACTGTGCTGATGGCGAGCATCATTATGGTTGCTTTCAGTGCTTTGATGCATCACGTGGAAATGCAGGAGCAGCACTTACCAAGGCAGCATTCTATGACCAATAACAACACATGGCTTAATCTAGCCAACCAACTATCACAAACAATAGCACAACGCAAAAAATACGAGTTGGAAGAAGAAAATATCAAGGCACAACTAAAACTACTCCAGGACAATAAATCGTTTGAATGCGGTAGGTTTTCATTCGTGTGTGAAACTCGTAAGGGAACAGTGCAGTATGCAAAGATACCTGAGTTGGCTACTGTAGATCTTGAGCAATATAGAAGTAGTGAAATAGAAACCTGGCGCTTTAAGGTGCTGTATTAGGAGAAGACGTGAATGAAGACGGCATAATATCACTAGAAAAAGAACTTAAAAGAGAAAGAAAAAGATTAGATAGGATTGCAAAAAGCTTCATAACAGTCATGGAAAATCTCAAAATGGCAAAACTCCATGTTGAAGAAGCATTAAAGGCTCATGAGCAATGTTTAGGACAAATACAACATCTCGAATGGAAAATAGCATGCGAAAAAAGAATACATCAATGATCCCCTGCGGTGTATGCGAAGAATGCGAAATGGTCTGTATCTATAATAGATTATGTGATTGCCATTAGGAGAATATGAAGAAAACAGTAAACCTCTATATGGACACATCCCTTATAGACAACCTCAAAGATATAGCATACCGGGACCGCGTAGCTTTTAGTCATATTATTGAAATAGCATTTAGAACTTATCTCCAAAATGACTATATTAAGAACGGTGTTTGTCCACAACGTGAAAAAGATATGCCAGGGAGACCAGTATATGGTAGAAGAAAGCCGCAAGGCCAACCAGAATAAGAAAAGAGCTTATCCAAAGAAAAAAGTAGCTAAGCAGGTAGCTCTTCAGGTTACTTCACAGAAAGATGCACCTCAGGACGAAGTACCTCCGGTCTATGCCATTCAACGCATTACACAGGAACAGGCATCAGCCTTTTTCTATAACTCCATAGATCTTTTTAATAGGCATCTTTCAGGATCTTATCATGCGGTAAAAATACGCGCAGACAAAGAACATGAAGGGGATGCAGCCAAGATACCACTTGATGCAGAAATGATCAGCCTGATTAACCACGTTACGCTTATAAGTATCGCTATGGAACCTATACAAAAAGAAGTAGCAGAAGATCTACCTGAATATGCTGATCTGTATAAGTGGATGAAAAGTATCCATAATCTGCATGGTGTGCTAGAGAAAAAATTTGCTGCTGAAAAAAAGAAGGAAAACTAAGACATGCAAAGTGATAACCTTAATGAGCTGGCCGCTGCACTAGCAAAAGCCCAGGAAGAGATGGAAGGCGCATCCCGTAATAACGTTAATCCCTTCTTCAAGTCTAAGTACGCATCATTTTCAGATGTGGTACAGGCATCGAGACCATCGCTTGCTAAGCACGGTATATCAGTTATACAGCGTACCTATAGAGAAGATGGAACTTTAATACTTGAGACCCGCATGCTGCATAGCTCAGGCCAATGGATATCGGGCTACATGCCCCTTAATTTCCCCAAAGATGATGCGCAGAGTAGAGGCAGCTATATCACCTACATGAAGCGGTATGCATATGCAGCCCTTGTTGGTGTATACACTGATGATGAAGATGATGATGGCGAGGCAGCAGTAGCGCCACAGCGATCACCTCAAATGAGTAATGCACCGATACTCAAAAAAGACTATGAACGCATCAGTTCAGATAACATTAAAAATATTATGTTTGAGATTGGTGAACATACCGATATAGCTGAAAAGATATTGCAACAGTTTCAGATACAAAAGATGAGTGATATACCAAAAGAGTACTATCTTAAAACAATAGACAAGATACGTACGACGGTGAATCAAAGAAAGAATTCATAACACAAAGGGGGAGGCTTAACTCTCCCCCCGAGATGAAAAACGGGTATGAGTATACCCCTACTAAAAAGGTATATTTAGATTACCTAAAGGTTACATTCTTTGCAAGTTGTCTCGTGGTTACGCTTGCGGGGCATGCGGCATGATTCAAGATCGGATATGCGTGCATTGAGCTTCTGTATCTCATTAAGCAATAATACCGAAATATCATGGTACTTAACTGATTCAGGCGCACCATCTTCATTATATACTACAAGGCGCGGCATCGCTTCTTCTACTTCTTCAGCAATAAGACCATATTGCATGCGCTTCGTCTCATCTGCCTTGTAGTTAAACACTACAGGACGCAACTTATAGATAGCATCACTGGCATCATCCATATCGTCTATATTTTCTTTATAGCGAAGCGATGACGATACGGTACCAAGTTGACCAGCACTATCAACTAAGACTGCAATAGCATCGGCATTGCCCGTAGTAACGCCACGTATGCCCGCTATAACACACTTGGCTTGGGTGCCTTGTACACCTATGCGGGTAGTAGTATTTTCACCAACTGTTCCTGTTACTGATGCACCAATAAGAATATTATTGCTTTCAGCGCCAGTATAAGCACTACCTGCTGTATATCCCAGAAATGTATTATTTGCACCAGTAATGAGGCTATAACCCACTTGATGGCCAAATCCAGTATTGTGAACACCAGTAGTCAAATTATAAAAACCAAAGTTAGAAACCATGGTAGTTTGAGTAGATGTCGTAAGATTAGTTGCAGCAAAATTACCCATAAGAAGATTTTGCCCACCAATATGTCCTGCCGCAATACCCGTGTTATGACCAACGATAATATTATTATTAGATGTTCCCACTTGCCCCGTGTTAAGGGATGAGCCTGAATTGTGTCCAATAATCAATGCATCAAGTAATGGACCTGCATTTTGTGCTGCATTATTACCAATCGCCATAGACACACTAAGATTATTAGAATTCTGGAAAGCGTTATTACCAATAGCCATGACAACGGAAGATTGGTTTGCTGCCCCTGCATTAAATCCTACAAAAAGATTATTATTGGCACCATTTTGTGCATATCCAGCTAGATTTCCAATTCCTATATTATTTACACCAACAGTTTCAGAGTAAAAAGTATCAATTCCCACACCAACACCAGTTCCAGAAGTAAGGGCCTGGAAAGAACCTTTGCCAAGAGCAGTATTACTATATGAAGTTACATTTTGAAGTGATTGTGCACCAACAGCAGTATTGCCCGATACCCCAGCTGCGGTAGCCGCATTTTGCATAGCTCTAAAGCCAATACAAACATCGTTATTAGCGTTAGTATTTCCATACGCAGCATTATAACCAATTGCAACTGATGAAGAAATTGCAGTCGCATTGCCATAAGCATTCCAACCAATTGCTACATTGGCACCTCCGACCCCCGTAAATGCTCCAAGGGCATCATAACCCAAGGCTGTATTACCTGAAGATGTAGTATTTAATTGAAATGCACTTGATCCGACAGCAACATTTTGGTTACCGGTTGATTCAGCATTACCCGCAAATGCGCCTACAAATGTGTTATCTGTTGCAGAAGCCGTAGTCAGGGTAAGATTACCGGCATTTGAGCCTAAAAAGGTATTTCTAGTCCCATAGTTAGAGATAAATGGCTGGCCACCTAGACTATATAGTCCCGCCGTACCCGCCATGTTGGTATTTGGTTGAGATATAGAATTATTAAGAGCAACCAACAGATTATCACTACCGTTAGGATTAGCGTAGGTATTAATATTAGTCGCCGCCCCTCCTGTTGATGTTCCACCCTTAACAGTAACTATGCCTAAAGCAGGAAAAACAGTGCCGTTATCAGTTACAAATTCTTCTGCCGCGCCTGCACCCGAGGTAAGTATCTCTATCCAATCAGCAACATTACGATTAAGGCCACAAAGGAAGAATATGCGAGGCGGTACGTTATTTTGGAAGTCCTCTTCAAGTATCCAGATGGCTCCTATTTGAAAACCGACAAGATCATTTTGTGTTGGGATGCGTTGTTCTACTACAAGATACGGAGCCGTTATGGGATCTATGCCCATATAGGCGAGGGTGTTAATACCCGAAAGGCGTCGTGCTTTATTTGTCATGAGACTCCTAATTTACTCTATAACTTATGAGAAATATTCTACAACAATAACGCATCCTGCCCCGCCATTACCACCGGCTCCCGATGTAGTTCCATTAAGAGAGCCGCCGCCTCCGCCGCCTCCTCCTCCTGGAAATCCACCCGTGCCTCCAGTTCCAGCAGAACCGCCAGTATGTTGACCGCCGCCGCCACCACCACCAAGACCGCCATAAATTCTGCCACCTGTTGTTAAATTTCCGTTAGCGCCGTTACCTCCTCCGATAGTACCGGATTCAATGCCTCCAGCGGCTCCCGCAACAAGGGTAGTTGTTTGATAGTTATAGAGCACACCGCCACCATTACCCGCCTGTTGTGCAGTGGTACTATTAGCCCCAGAACCACCACCACCGCCGGTCGCATTAAATGCCTGCAAAGTGGCAGCTCCCGTAGAAGGTATACCAATGGATGTTGCGCTTGTACCAGCTCCTGTATTACCACCTCCACTGGTAACGGGGTCATTAGAAACGGAATCTTCAAATTGTGTCAAATAACTCTTGTATGAACTCGAGCCAATTGTATATGAACTATTAACTGTTTGACCAATAATAAAATTACCCAATCCAGAATAACCACCAACGCCTCCAGGGTTGCCATTGGTGGTAGTTGTTGTTATTCCTGCGGCACCGGTTCCACCAGAGCCAACAGTTACCGTTTCGCCTGATGCATTAAAAAATCCTGTAGGCATGCCAAGCATTCCAAATTGACCTGCTGCACCGCCTCCACCACCATTTGCAGCAGTTGTTAAACCCTGTTTGCCCGAACTCCCACCATTGCCACCCGACCATACATAGACCTCTACATAAACAGTATTCGTGTTTATGATCCATGTTCCATTACTATTAAATTGGGTTATTAAGGGCTTCGTCACCGATCCTCCTCCTGCGGCTTGAAATGTGGGTGCCATAGCAGCACCATTTGAAGTAAGCACTTGGCCAGCAGTTCCAACGGTTGTTGTGTTTAATTTAGTGCCATCATAGTAAACAACCCCATCCGTATTAGTCATAGAAGAGGCATTAGTGCCTCCTTCAGCTATTGGAGAGGGCGTTATGCGTTTATAACTCATAGTTTTTCCTACCAGACTTCATATGATGTACCATTAAAAACAACTTCGCAGGACTGGTAGTTGGTATTCATAACAAACGTAGTCGCACCATCAATAGTGACTGAACCACCAACCGTTGTTACGGTGATATTGTGAGTAGAAGCAGAACCTGCAGTGTCTTTAATCACATATACGCGACCGGTTGAGGGTGCATTAGGAAGTTCCACAGTAATAGCGCCGCCCGAACTAGTAACTCCCAAATAATAATCAGTTGTTAATGCAACATACGGTGACGTACTTACTGCTGTATAGGTAATAGATGTGCCTGCAGCAGCTATAGTTATAGTTCCAGCGCCATTAGTAACTGTTATACCCGATCCTGCAGTAATCGTCGCCAATACCGGAGCAGCCGTTGAAGATCCAATAGGAATTTGTCCATTGGTTGCGGCTCCCAGTGCCGATATGGCTGACGTTCCGTTGCCAAGCAGCAATGAATTAGCAAGAAGGGTCTGTGCACCCGTACCGCCTTCAATTATTGGCTGAGGACTAATTCTTTTATATGACATATGTTTCCTATGCTATTTGATAGCCCATAAAATAAACTGCTATTAATCCAGCAATATTTCCCGATAGTTGTGTAGGCGAGCCAAGTGCATGATAGTATACTTTCATAGTATCTCCCGCAGTAAGGCTTATAATGATAGAAGTTGTTGTACATATCGAAATAGTGCCACTTGTGGTTTGCTGATTTAGGGCGGCAGAATATGCTGTTGAGTTGTGTGTAAATCCTATATAATCACCAACAGTTCCAGATCCTCCAGCAGGTGCTACTTGCGTGGTAAATGTATAAAGTCCATTTGTTGGCGCAGTGAAGAGTTTATTGCCATCATATACAGAGCCGTTGTTAATAACGGTATTTGTAAATGTACAATCAAAACTACCCGATCCCAAAGAAATCTGGCCTACTGACGAAGCAAAAAATGAACAAGTAGCCGCAAGAGGCGTCCCACCTCCCGGTTGAAATGTAGGAGCAACCCCAGTTCCATTTGAAGTAAGTACTTGACCCGAAGTTCCAACAGCAGTACTTGCCAGTATCGATCCATTGTAATAAATAACACCATCGACGGTATAAGTCGTTGCGCCAGTACCACCTTCAATAATTGGTTGTGGACTGATTCTTTTATATGCCATATTGTTTCCTTAAAACACTAAATAGGTAGTGCCATTAAAAAGAACTTGAATACTTTCATAGGCAGTATTCATGGCAAAACTTGTTCCAGCATCTATATTCACCGCACCACCAACCGTCGTAACAGTAATATTATGCGTAGCCGCCGTCCCACTAATATCTTTTATGATATAAAATCTCCCTGTTGCAGGAGCGTTTGGTAATTCTATTGTTATTGCACCACCACTACTATCTACTCCCAGAAATACATCTGTCGTGAGCACTACATAGGGGCTCGTGTTAACGAGGGTATACGTAAAAGATGATGATCCACTAGATGATATAGTAAGGGTATGAGTGCCTGGATTACCTACAACTGAACCGCCGCCCGATCCCACTACATTAATATTATAGGAACCATCAGGCGATACTGCCCCGCCACTATTGCCCGTTAAGGTATTAACTGCTGTGCCCGGACCAGGATTTCCTCTCTGAATCTGCGATATATGACTCATATATGCTCCCGTTAGTTTGTAGGCGCTCCGCACCAATAGGTTACGTACACAGCTCCAGTCGTTGGAGGTGTGCCACTATATTTGCCGTACACAACCGTACCAAGCTGCATAAAGAGACCATCAGCACTTACCGTTCTATTGGTAGTAAAGTCCATAACCTGTATCGCATTGGAGGGAAGTACCCATTTATTATTGATACCGTCATCAGAAAAATATATAAGAGCATCAGTGCCGTTATATACCTGTAGCAATCGAACGGGTGATGTAGAAGGAATGCCAATTGCGAGATATGAAGTTGTTATATCGGCCGCCACAAGTGTGTTAAGAACAAGAGGAATTACGCGTAAGGTATCATTGGCCGCCATCAGATGTACCTCCACTGGTTTGTTCTTGTCTTTTGAGCAATTCTGCCTGCTGCTTGTGCATTTCAACGAGATTCACGAGGAACTCATGGGCAACATCATATACTTCACCATGTGATGCACCATAAGGCATCGTAAACGTATAGATTCTTTCTTCTTTGGTTATCTTTAGTTCAATAGTCAGTCTTTGTTCCATATGATTCCTTATTGAGATACGACCATAAAAGTAATAACAACATTAGTATTAAGAGCAGTTGCGGCGGCATTATTATACAGGGTTACGGTGAGGGTATTGGCAGCTACCTGTGTTCTAATTACTGATATTTCCGCAGCAGCGCCACCGGAATTTGTTGCAGTAACCAGTACCCCTGAGTTTGCGGTTACCTTATTACAGGTAATAACTATATTTTGGGTAGCGTTACCAAGAATTGCCACGCCAGTTTGAGTCGCCACACCAATAAATGCACCATTAAAGTTAGCGGCTGCACCCGCGGTAGTTACTTCAAGTGCTTCAAGAAAGATGTCGCCATTTCCAGCGGTATTAAGCGTAATGCTACCACCCGATGTTTCGATAAGAATATTACCAGCATTACCAGGGTCATTGGCATTGATAATTATGGCATTACCGCCAGTATCATCACTATTAATATTAATAACGCCCGTACTTGTAATGGTAGTGCCACCTGTATTTGATTCAATGTCTATAGCAGCACCAGCACCAGCCGCATCTATGGTAATAGTATTCCCTGCACCATTTGCCTCAAGTGTTAGGTTGCCCGTTACGGTTTCAACGGTAAGATTTGCTCCTGTAACCGTAAGATGAGAATTGGTAGTAGAGTCCATTAAAATAGCACCCGTAGTATTTACGGTAAATGCACCGGTCCCAGTAAAGGTAAATGGACCTGGGTTAACGGTAATAGATGTAAAAACACCCGCCCCACCAGCAGTATTTACCCAAGTAGCAATATTATTACGCACTGATGCCAAAATAAACACTTGATTAGTAAGGGCATCAACCCAGACCGTACCCACTTGCGCTTTATCATTAACACCCGGTATTCGCTTTGCAACAATAGGATAAGGCGGTTCGATAATAAGGCCTTGATTTTGGCCATAAGCAACGTATTTGAACGTAGAAACAGACATGTTATTCCTTTACAAACATTACCAAACAGTGTAGCGTTGTTGGTATATGTGTTAGTATATGTGTTAGTATAAAATAGCCTTCCAGTTTCATCGTACTACTGCATATTCTTCGCGCGAAGAAGTGAAATGAAATAAAAAATGATGATTACCTGCTGTTTTAAGAAGGGAGAGTGTGGTGAAGAAAATAAATATAGCTCGTGGTAACATGGCACATGAAAAAAAGAAGCCGCATAAGATCACATTTAATACGCCTGAGGATATGTATGATGCGTTACATCATGCATCTGCTGCAGGAAATATATCGATGACTAAGTACATAATACGGTTGCTGTATGTAGCGTTGATGAGAGATGGGTTCTTGCAGGATAAGTTAGTGGAGCATAGAGTTGATATATTTATGAAAAGTTAAATGCCGAAAGAGAAATAGGAATTATATGAAACTGAATAGAACCTTAAAAGTAATAATGTATATTTTTTTTTACCCACTATTACTTTATAAGGTCATATATTTTTTTGATAAGAAATATAACTTTTTATAATTGACCAAATGATACTTTTTGACCAACCGGCGTTCCAGACTTAAAGTTATGAGCAGCTTCATTTAATTCATCATTCAAACGCTCTTCAACGAGTAATTCTAAATTTGCAGGACGCTTCCCCTTATTCTCTTTTATGATGTCCTTCATAGCCTGTGTACGCAACCTAATTATTTTATTAAAAGATCGTATATTTCTTATAATTTTTAGTTTTCCCGCATCACTTTGAGAAAGTGTAGGTATGGTTTTCATATAGTGTTCTAAGTCAGTATTAGTCACCCGAGGCCCAAAAACGTCTTTAATGTTTCTAACAAAGTCATTGCTGAGTTTTTCGAATTCCTCGGTATCTTTTGATGTAAAATTTCTTTGAATATCAAGGCCAACTCCTCCCAAAAAATTCAACACGGGATTTGCAATTAATCCAGCTAATGGTCCTACTATGGGAGCTTGTTTGCCAACATCTATTTCATTAAGGCTTTTAAAAAAATTATAAAATGAACTTATAGGAAGACTTCCATGATTAACGAGCTCTTCCATTCGGTCTAATCTTAAATCATTATCCTTAGCAACCTTATCCCCCTTAAGGGTGTCTTGATAATATTTAAGGGTTTCTTTGGCCGCTACATCATCTTCCTTCTGCTGTGCCTTTGTTTTTTTAGACTCACCATTTTCTGGAACTATGGTTTTAATCTTTAATTTTTTAGGACCCTTATCGAAATCTTGCTGAACTATTTCATTTATTTTTCCATCAATATACGACTTATCAACAACGGCCTTTTTTCTAGGGCGAGTCTTTTTGGTCTGATCGGCATAAGATTGTTCGAGTTGCTGTGTTTGTGGCTGGACAACGCCCACACTCGGTTGGCTTACATCAACTTGCTGTTGATTAACACCGATCTGGGGTTGCTGCTTAGGCTGGAAAAGAGCTTCTATAGAAGGAGTACTCAAAGGAGACTGCCCTAAGCCTATCTGCGATTGCTGCGGCTGACTATTGTAATTAAGCATATTTTGTAGGCTATTTTGGGCGAGGCTACTGAGGCCTTCTCGCAGTATGTCGCGTAGATTTTGTGGATTGTATGCCATGTTATATTCCTCCAAGAAGCTTGAGTAATAGGCCTATATTTTGCAATCCTCCACCAAATACACCGCTGCCCGTTTCTTGGGTACCTCCAAACAACTGATTAAAGACAGGAGTGTCATAATTACCAAAGAAACCTGGCTTCCCTTGTTCTTGATAATGCTGTTGCTGTGGCATATTGCCCAGTGAGGATAAAAGGCTAAAAAGATTTTGTAGGCGAGAAAGATCTTGCTGCTGATTCTGTGTTTCTAAAACTCCTATATTAGATTCTAGATCTGATCCTGCCCTTCCAAGAGCATTAGCAAAGGCACTCGAGCGCTGGCCGCTTCCACCTAAAGAAGTAAATCGCTCTGCTAGTGATGGTATTGTCTGCGTTTCAAAATTTCTACGTATACTATTGGTTATACCCGATATATCGCTCGGCTTAGATAAATTACCTAGTAACCCGGCAGCATTTTGTAGCGACTGACCCTGAAATGCTTTTTGCTGAGGATTATAGGTCTCAAGCGATTTAACTTGTGGTCCAGATCCAAATAATTGTTCATAAAAAGATGCCATACGATCTCCTTAAAATTTAAAGTATTCCCATATGATATACGAGAAATTAAAGTTCGACCTATTAGAGGTAGTTGTTATAACTACATTCGTTGCATTAATTGATACCTCTATTGGCGCTCCTGTTGCAGATGGATAGGGCAATTTAATATAATTAAATCCAGTTGTATCACTTGCCCCTCCGTCTATGCCGACTGTCTGCCATGAGCTATTTGGTGTTAATCCATGAGGAATGTTCTTTACTCCGGCATTAGGCAATTGACCGGTAGATATAACTAACGTATAAATTTGCCTTGGTTGAGCACTTTGTGGTGTCTGCGAGTTAAGTGTTGGATCAGGGAAAAACTGTTTACCAGAGACAAATTCTTGGTTATAGAGATAGCCCGATACCCGGTTATTTACGCCAAGCGTCACTTGGTTAACGTTTTGATATAATCGTATCAAAAGCTCTTTAAATCCTGGTGGCTGTATATTCAGACTTTGTAACTGTTCTACGTCCCATGCATAGGTTGATGGAATATATGCACCAAAGTTTTCTGGATTCGATATAGCCATAGTTATCCTAACAAGTCATCACGGGTAGGAGTACAATTGAGTACCATACCTTCAAGGTTAAATCCTTCTAAAGAAACTGCCGCATTCATCATCTCTTCTTGCGTCCAATAAAGTCGTATCTGTATAAAGCTACCATCAGATTGGCAATAGACGCGATGCCATAGTCGCTGTTGTTGTTGTTCTTGGGGCACTAAGGCATACGGGCTTGTTTCAAGTATATTCGTTCCTAAGGCAGCTCCTGTAGCTACTCCCTGCGGTACCAGTCCAAGCTCAGAGCTCGAGGCAAAGTAATCGATGGTTATTTCACCGGCTGCAGTACGAAGTACGCAAAAATCTAAATAAGGAACATAGAAGCTACGACCTTGAGATACATACGGATTCCATTGCTTAGAGTAGATGTCTATCTCAGAGACGAGGAACATAGTACCCCCACCAGTATAAGGACCAACGAGGCCAGGAATAATAACCTGAATAGTGTTAACGTCAACAACCATATATACCTGATAAATACCCGCCACAAAGCCTGTAACACCATTAAGATCGAGTATATACACATAATCTGACTCATCCTCAAAAGTAGATAAGCTATGGCTCATAATAGTAAGCGTTACTATATCACCCGCAATCGCTACATTAGTAATAGTGAGAGATTGAGCGTTGGTAGGCAGATCACGGTTCAGAATAAGTACATACCCTTGTTGATTGCCTGCTAGAACTTGGCGTTGCTGGGCCTGAACAAGCATATCATTCCATGTAGCATCATACTCTTCCCAGGTCTCATTAAGATCTGCCCAGGTAACATCGGTAGACTGAAAGAAATAGCCATAACAGAGCCAAGTATCATCAAAAAGAGCCCAAGTTTGATTGGCATAATTATAGACCAGTACTTGATCTGGATAACGATTGGTATTAACTGATGGTATTTCTATTGAAGGAAATGACCAATAGACCAGCTCAGAATAATAATCACGTATACCGGCAACACGCTTAGATCCATTCTGCAGTTTACTAATCTCAAATATTTCATCGGGTATATTATTGTCGATTCGTTCTACGTTTGATCCATTGCAGGCGTGGACGCCAGTATCGCCTATCGCCAATACTACCTTATCAAAAGGTACCGTCGAGAAGGTACCTAAAGCACCGAGCTCTTGGTTAAGTTGTTGCCATACAAAAGGCAAGACCTGATTGCCCGTGTATGCAAGTTCCCAGGTAGACCTTTCAAACTGTACGATCAGTCTATCTTTAATAAACTTAGCCGACACGATCTGTTCTTTTGTTGGCGCATCTATAAACCCTGCACCTGCTGCGTTAGTACCACCAACTACAACCCCTGGCTCATACCAAGCATTTGTAGCCGTAGGGGATCCATTAATACTATATCTACAGCGGTTGGGGTACGCGTGATTCTCCATATTAGAATCAAGGAACTCAATAGTATTGAGCATGATAAGACGATTCTTAAATGGCAATATTATGAGTGCTGTTTGAATAAACGAGCCATCAGCTAAGAACGTAGTTGCATTGCTATAATTGTTCCAGTCAGTGCCATCATATGCCCATATTGGATCATCATTAGCGCCGGGAGCACCTATTGTTGCATTAAAATTCGTGACAAAAAGATACACGATATCGTCGGCAGGACCATCCCAATTACATGTCCAATAATAGTTGAGATTAGTACCGTGCCATTGCATAGTGCCCACAGAAGTTGAATTAATAAGGACCCACTGATTCGTTTGCCATTCATAAGCAAACTGTGTATCAAATGCTACGGTAGGTTGATCATTTATGGGGCCAACTTCATAATTACAGATTCCCAAAACGGGTTGCCCCGAGTAATAATAGACAGGAGTATTGGCTGGGGCACCCACAAACACAAACTGGCCATTGGCCGTATTAAATGTCTTTGTAGCTGTTGCACCTGTATCAAGCATTTGGTTGTTGCCGGCAAGATATACTGTGTATATTTCACCACCTATAGAGAACTGTTGGCCCAAAGTACTATACACAGCGCTAGCACCAGGAACAGTACCACTAAGATTCCCTGTACCATTTGTAGTTCCCACTTGCGCACGAAGGCGCGATAATAAGGGGGCAGTCATTGTATTCGTTGCCCCATTCCCCATAAGTTCAGATCCCACTCGCTTTCTTACCGTTCCTCTAAATACATAGGCATTATAGAGCTGATAAAAAGCGTCTTCGGGTATTTGCCATTGAGGTATACCATTAATAAGGCCTGATTTAAGAGGTGCTATAAGAAAACGATCATATGCCATATTACACCCCTGAACCTATAACAAGATAGTTAACTATAAGGCCAGCAGTATTTGAGTTTATAGCAAGACTAAATATCCCTGTAAAATTAGCCGAAAGAGTAGCTGTAGGGGCAGGCGTTTGTCCAAATGACACTTGAACAGACAATAATTGAGTAAATACCGGCCCTTGATTCCCACCTGCATTGAGATTTACTGTTACTGGACCCGGAACGGCCGTTGTCGCCCGACCCCATTGCATTAGAATGCCAGAAGGTAAAAATGTCCATCCGATCGCCCCTAATGAAGCGCCACTATAATATCCCAATATAGATGCTGTAGACGGAACGCTCACGTCAACAGTGCCAACATTTGTCTGATTCTCTTTACGTATATAGAACTCATTTTTGGTAGCAGCGTTAACGGTATATGCTTGGTTCCACAGATCTATTTCTCCCAACGTAAATGCTGGAGGTGCGCCCTGTACGGGCATTTGTACATAGATATGCTTACCCGCATTGGTTAGATCAAAACTTACATGGTTAGCATTTGCCCAAGTGTAGAGCGATTGAAAGTTACCCAGTATCTGACCCTGCGATTGAGATATCTTGTCACCAGGCTGCGGAATATTTTGGTTGAAGCTCATTAGAATGTCCCCTGTCCCCAGTTATATCCTGGGCTACTATTATTTAAAGCATCTGTATATATTGTAGCAACGCGCTCATTAGTGTTCTGTACAATAGTTCTCCGCTGCACCAGAAGCATTTGTTCTTTAAATTCGGGCATAATGCGATTGACACTATCCAGATCGCGTCTATCCTGAAGCACTTTTAAGCTCGCGCCGTAAGATATAAATTGCCACCACTCTTCAAGCTGAGGAGACTGCCCCGCCTGTAACAATTGCGTAGGCCTTACATACACTTCTATATCTACAGGATATGCCTGATCAGGTACCGGCCTAAAAGTAAATTGGTTCTGGAAATAGAGTACTATTGTAGGTCGAGATGGCTGGTAGTAAAACACATGAGCATTGATATTCTGGCCTGCGGCAGGAGGAGTAGGAAAGTTAACAAAGTACTGTCCTGTAAGATAATTTATATTGTTTATAGCGGCCGGAGGCATCGTAAAATCAGGATACGTATTAGGAGGATACAGATAACCCAATTCTCCATTATAGGGAGCATCCTGCATAACAAGGGCATTGTTGAATTGATCGGCAGATGTAATAGTCACATAGTTACGCAGTATATTAATATTCTGACTATTAAACTGGCTGAGTGGTGAGTTAAGGCTATTAATAAAGCCCGTAAAAAAAGTAGTTACACCATCCCCAACTGTCAATGTCATATCCGATCTATTCTTAGGGTACCACCCAAAAAACTCACCCTCAGACTGAGTCATGTTGATCTCTACACCGTCTACATACACTGGTGGGTGAACGGTAAGAAAGTTTTGCTGGAACTCAAATAGTGGGTCGTTGATTATTTCATTTGATTGGTACACATCAACGCCTGGCGATGTATAGAATGTATATTTCTGGCGCAAGTTAAAAAGCCGTAGATGTTCAGGAAAGTCGTATTGTATAAACGTATTAACATATTGATCTATATCAGCATCTGCAAGTTGATTGGGTGATGGCGAAAGTGTTAATCGCCTTACTTTGGTTCTTATAGCTCCAAGTGTACTATCTGCCATAGCTCCTCCTAATATGGTGGCAAAACGTTGCGAGTTGCCTGTGTAAGCTTATTATTATTTTCTCCCACAGGAATGACTTGCGCTACCGAATTTACCTGTGGCGATGGATTTGGTGGCGTTACAAAGGCATCAAACATAGTGGTATCTATGGTTATAGTAAACTGCGTAGGGGTGGTAACGACTATTTCACCTATAAGGGTATTAGCCTGAACCATACCCCATCCTTGAGGGACAAGCAGTCTCACAATATCACCAGTTTGATAACTATGCGGAAAAGTGGTTGTTACAAGCGCATTAGTTGCCTGCGTAATAGCACCGATATTACGCATAGCAGGAAGAAATACGGGAAATGGTATATAGTATGGATTCGGTATTGGTCCAGGCATAGTTTTCCTTACGACATATGGCCTATCTTCTGTGCGGTGTAGATAGTTGCTTCACCTTCTGGCGTGATATCTTCTATATCAACAAACTCCAAACTCTGGAAGCTACAGCGGCGTATCTTTTTCTGTATCTTAAATTGACCGCCAAAGCGTCCCATTTCATCCATGAGATAATCATGTACCGGGTACCAACAGTTTTTATTGAGATGGCGCGCTACACCAAGGGGTAAATTATATACTTGGCCATCTACAAGAGTAAACGATTGTACTGGTTCATCGCGGTACTTTTTATATACAAAATTCATTGTACCACCAGGAACCTCATGGAACCTAAAGATGCCACGAACTATTTCTTTATCTTTTTGCATCTCAAATGCCCAGTCTTTACCTGATCGTCGCTCTGGCTTTGATGGAGTAAGATTACGGGGATTAGTGTGTGATTTTTCTACTGTTTCTTTTTGTGACATAGTCTCTCCTAGTAAAGGGGGCCTTTAAGCCCCCTCATTATCAATAAAACGTGAAGGTATTACCAGCCATCCAGAACATAGAGTCACCAATACCAGTGTTAGTATTGAAGCCTCCAGCAGGACCTGCGTTTTGAGCGCCGGCTCCACGCAGACCACCACCAAGCTGCATACCTATAAAAGCAGTATTTAACGTTGCATCACTGAGGATGTTAACGTTATTAAGTAATGCTATAGAGGTATATTCACCCATCGGTGTGGTTTGAGCAGGAGAGAACGGAACTAAAGCAGCAGGTGGATAGTACGTAGGACCAGCAAATGCCCAAGGGCCATATGCTGATGTATCTATATTTACTGTAATGGTAAAGAGTGTTGTAGGTTCATTACCGGTTACAATAACAGGAGCGTTACCCACAGCAACAATAGTTGTTTGCATACCATCAAGAAGCGCATAATTACCCCATACTTGAGTGCCACCAGGGAAGTTAAGACGTATTTCTTGGCCAACTTGGTATCCACTATTAACAGAAGTATAGATAACAGGTGTCACTTCAGCTGACATATAGGTAATAGCTCGATGGTTTGGATACCATTGAGCTACAGGAATAACTCTATAACTACCCGCGTTAGAAGCTACAGTACCTACGGCGTTAACGCCACCAAGTGTAAAGCTTACTCCAGGGTTAACCGCAGTAACTTGGAAATCGATACCTGCAAATTGCGGCTGGTTATTGAGGTTTGCCAATCGCACAAACTGTCCTACGAGAGGAGTAGTCGCTGTCAGAACAACTGGAGGATTAGCAGCGCTAAACCCAGTAATAGCATATGACACACCAGGAGTAGCAACAGATGTATTAATAACAGTAAACCCGTTGCCAGCAGCAAGTTCACCAACAGTAACCGAGTTATTAGCTAAACCACCATTCTTAGTCCAGACAACACCCTGGGAAATAGGCATGCCTACTTGCCAGAAGAAATCATAACCCAAAACGGCAGCGGCTTGCGTAAGCGCTGTTTGATTAAGCACTCTCATCCAACTTACACCCGATGGTATAGGTATGATGATATTAGCACCTGTTGAAGTAAATTGACCTTGTAGAGTAATAGTATTATTCATAGTTACTCCTTAGGCTTGTGTAGCACGTAAATTGATTACCCAGGCATCATTTAAGATACGTGGGACCTCAGCAAACTTGTACCCAACAGACGCATTGAGAGCTAAAGGACCATCATATATCGGTGGTCGGTATATAAAGGCCGCACTGTATCCATCTTGTTCTACGCAGGCATATGCTTCCATACCAACACAGAATATGTTGTATACGGTATTACCATTTGCAGATGCAAAAGGAATTGCAGAACCAATACTAGAAATCAAAAAGCGTAGGTTGCCAATTGAGCCCCCAATCTGTTACTTTCCTATGACTGCCCA